ACACGCTGTCCGCCACAATTTCAAGCGAATTATGCGGCCTTTTTCTGTGCCCTTTCTCGCGCATTGAGCAGATCGCGATAGCGCGACTGGCGCTTGTCGTCATCCCAATACGCCTTATGGGCAGGCGACCCCTTCGGTGCGCCCATGTCGCTTTCGATTTTCTTGATCTCGTCATCGATGGCCCCGGAGACATTGGCGCCGGCATTTGGGACAACCGTCGTAACCGGGTTGATCTCGCGGGCCATGTTGTTCAGCCATCGGATTGCATCGGGGTGGGCCATGATCGGCGTGCCATCGGACAGCCGGCCGAACTTCAGCAAATCCTTGACGCCGGCCGGGGCGGTATCGAGCAGCCCGTCGATCATGTTCATGTTCGGGCGGAACTCGGCGCCCCATTCAGCATGCAGGGCGTCAGAAGATGCCCGCGCCGCCTCGGCATCCTTGGTCTGGCGCGCGGCTTCTTCTTCTTCCTTGGCCTGATAGTAGAAATTGACCACCTCGGAAGCGATTGATGCAGGAGCATTGACCTTGTGCATGGACACCATGAGTTTGTCAATCAGCGGCTTGTCGTCTTCACCCACCACCAGACCGCCGGCCAGTTTCAGTTCATACTTATCCGGAGCATCGGGAATCCCGTTCTCGGCACGCCATGCCTTGACCTGATCGTCGGTCGCGTTCTTCGGCAGGGCAGAACGTAGCTCGCCTGAACTGATGCGGTTCTGCACCGACAGCAGGGCATTGGCTACATCCTTCGGGCTTGAATACCGGGACAGGCGCTTGTTCAGTCCTTCGTCAGTACCGGCGATCTGCGTGCGCCAGTCGTCGGGCCATGTGGCTTTGCCGACGTCTTCGCCCTTTGCGCCCTGGTCCCCGGATTGGCCGCCCTTGTCCTGCGCGCCCTTGTCAGCCGCGCTCTGGTCTCCTGCGCCGCCCTGGTCTCCGGCATCACCACCACCATCTCCGCCATCCTTGTCGTCCGGCGCCATCAATCGAAACCACTGATTCCTCACTCGCATGATTCACTCCTCCTCTGGTTAAACGTCTTTCACTTGGCACGGCGACGGATTCTCGTCGAACCTTACTGCCTTGATCGTCTTCTGCCCGGTAAGCATCGCCTTCATGAGTCGGTGCCTGCCATCCATCAACTCACCATCCTCGTCAAGAATGATCGGCTTCGTCAGGTCCGCCGCATTGACGGCTTGCATGTGCATCACCATGTCACGAATGGTCATGTCTTTGTATGTGTAGTACAGACTCAGATGATCAAGCGGGACTTCCATCACCGGAAGATCGCGCGCAAGCTCAAACAGCCGCGGCACGCTCCATGAGTGGCGACCGAGCGCACACATTTGATCTTGCGGCGTATGCCATTCCTTGATCTTCATCCAGCCTCCGACTTGTCTGCATTCGGTTCTTTTCCCCGGACGCTGGCAAGATTGGCCTGAATCAATTTCATGATCATTTGACCGACGAACTGCCGGCCCAAGTGGATATGGGTCTGATCGGGATCGCCGACGACATAAGGCCAATCAGGAAGCGAGCAGGCCGACTTGAGAATCCAGTCAAGCGCGCGCTTCTGCTGGTATGCGTCCGCAGTCCCTGCGTGCAACGCCTTCAATGCCGAGACATCGGCCAGTTCGTAGTCGTTGGCGGCAGAGGCCAGCCGATTCTCTGCCCTTGGTGCTTTGCGTCTCACTTGATCTGGCTGTTCGTTCGCCATCACGCCACCGCCATCGGCGTATTCGCGCCTGACAGGTTCTTCGCGATCACTGATCCCTGCTCAAGCCCGGCCAGTAGTTGCGCGGCTTGCTGCTGTTCCTGCTGCTTGGCAATCATGGCTTCGACTTCCGAATCCGGTCGGACCCACTTGGCCGGTACGCCAATGCCGTCCAGCACGTCACGGAGAATGACGCGCGTATCAGGCAGGGCGGCAACGGATTGATCCAACTGAATCGCCGAAGCGATCATCTGCGACATCTCGATGAACTTCTGACCCTTCTGCGCTTCGATCGCGTCATGCAGCGGGCTTTGAAACTCGAAGCCGATTTCCTTGTTCGATAGCGATTTCGGCATGTCTTGCGGCGAACCGAATGCGCCATTCCTGAACAGAAGCTCGAAGGTCAGGTCACAGGTTTGCCCGTTGCGCTCGGGTTCCATAGGCTCGAACAGCGGGAGGGCGCCGCGGATGTATTCCTGAATCCGCTGACCAATCTCGTAGGCAGTCATCTCGGGTCCGCGTTGAGGCAGGGTGAGTTTGTTCAGGTAGAAGCATTGCATCAGCATCGCCCGCGAGTCTCGCGCCATCTCGGCACCGAACGGCAGCCCTTTGGCGTCGATCGACATCGGGCGCAACGCTTCGCCCAGGCGCTCATCGTAGTCACGATCCACCCACGTCAAACCGCCGGCAAAGATCGAGACATCGGATCGGACTGCGTCCTTGGTCGCCAGCATCGGCGGGTTCGTGGTCTTCTCGCCAGCCTCAAGCAAGGTATAGGTCATGGACTGCAACAGCCTGGCTTCAGGCAACGCGGCGACCGTCGAAGGGCTGAAGGCGTACTGAGAGCCTGAAACCGTCTGCCACCGCTCGATGTTGTACTCACGATTCCATGTATTGACCGACTCTATCGAGTGCTTGTTCTGGCAGTCGTAATGCAGCGACCAATAAGGGAATTTCCCCTTCTCGTCGTACATGTCGGCCTCGCAGACCATGTGTATGCACTCGATTTCTTCCATGCCCTTGTTATTTGCAACGAGGTCATTGACCTTCTGATGGACCTTACCTGGGAACAGGGATTGAAGATCACGGGCGCACATCTTGTATTTACGGAACACGGCGCAGACCTTGCCGTCAGCGTTCTCGATCCAAGCCACATCGCGAAGGTGATAGCAGCGATACAGCAGGCCATTGCGCATCCGGTTCAGTCGAACCGACGTCACGGTCTGCCCGAAGCAGGAATAGTCTCCATCACCTTCCTTCATGGCCTTGGTGAATTGCGCGGCGGGAGAATACATTGCCCGGCGCATGACCTTTGTCGCGTACTGAAGCCAGCGGCTGGCCTCGTTGTCGGGCTCCATTCCATGCTGAAGGGAAGTCTTAAACCACTCCTTTGCGGTTGGGCGCAGCATGGTCCCGATCTGGTCCTGAAGGTCGCGCTGACACAGCAGCGGATAGCTTGACATCAGATCACCAGCGAAGTCATAGCCGAGTTGGCGCTTGACCGTGAAGTCAGCACGCTGCGGGTAGAAGTTCTCGGCCTGTTCCTGCCATAGCAGCATCAGGCTAGACCGCTTCGAGAACAGGCTTTCGCCATACTCGTAGAGTTGTTTGATGTCCATGTCAACCTCCCAGCGAACCGCCCCCGCCGCCAGTTCCGTCATCACCTGTCAGTATGGTGCTTGCCCGACCTTGCCTTGCGGTCATGGCGGCGATGGACTTCTTCTTCGCGTCTTTGACGGCTTGATCGTTCGGGGTAGGCATGGGGGTGACGGGTTCCGGCTTTGGTGCCGCCGGGGCCGGCGCGGATTGTTTGTCATCTCCACCAAAAAGGAGATTCGCAACCAATGAGCCTACTGCTTGTTCCCATGACATGATTTATCTCCTTTTCCCCATTACCGCTTTATTGGGCATGTGATTCCTCCTGCCAATTCCTTGTTCTTCCGATGACGCATGAAACGAGTCTCGCCATGACGGACCATCGGTCAGGTAAGTCGGGCCTTCAGACCAAGCCATCACGATCGCATCGCCCTTGTTCGTGGATCGCCCGAGCTTGTCGTTGATGTCCTCTTTCGACGTGACCTTGATCCCGTTGTATTCCATGTCCAGCGTCCATGCCGCCAAGTCTGCGGCAAGCTCTGCGTCGGGCGGCAGGGCAATCATCGAACCGTCTTGCTGATCGGGATCAAGAGCGTCACGCAATTTCCAGATGCTTGCCGATCGATGATTGAAGAATCCGAGCAACCCGTCTTTCGTTCTGCGCACGGACTTGGACGATCCAACGTAGCCCTTGACCGGAATGTCGTTGGCCTTCAGGTGCTCATACATCGATGTCCCATAGCCGCCCCCCATATCGATGATGACTTGAGACTGATTCCTGCGATGCGCAACAATGATTCCGCCACCCATCCGACCAGCCCTTTCATTCGGAATGTCCTTCGCGGGTATCTCCACTGGCTTGTCGAACCATCCATCGTGCCTGATGGCAAGAACCATCGGATCATGCCCGCCGCCAGTGGCATCTACCCCGATTGCGCATTGAGGCACGCCGACCGGAGGCTTTTCGGTCCATCGGGCTTGCGCCTCAGTTATCCATCGCGTCGGTATAACCTGATTCGGCGCGTCTTGAAATGATGTCCTGAATCCACCCATAAGCAGGGACCGCCATGGCTCAGGCATGGCGTCAAGCTGCCGCTCGTAGTCTGTGGCGGCGTAGTAAGGGTTATCGCTCACCGCGGCAGGGATGTAGGTCCGCGATGTGGCCTTGACCATCTTTTCGCGGCCGGCCACGATTACCGGATACTCACCGGGGCCATCGACCCACTGATCCTTCCCGTCCGCATCCGACACGACCCAGCGCAATTCACCGTGCTTCGCAGGGTTGTGATAAACAGGATCAAGCCACGGCGCGAACATCTTGATAACCCACAATCCCTCAGGGTTGAGCGGGGGATTTGTCGCCATCACTACCCTGCATCGCTGCCCAGGGGTGTCGGTGCGCAACCATCCCATCACAAAACGGACTTGAGACTCAGCGAAGTGCGTGGCTTCATCGAAACAAATGTAGTCCCGACCCTTGCCCATCTGCCCCTGTTCGTCACCTACTCGGTGTGCTGCGGCAAAGTCGATGATATGGTCTTCGCTGATCTTTAGCTTCGGTGGAGGCGAACCATTGAATCCAGCACGGCTGCCGTGAATCTTCAGCGCATCCTCGACCAATCGGTCAAGGTCGCCGTACTGCCGTCTCATGATCAAGGCGCGTTTATGCTCATTGAAAGCTAGCCCGAGACCAAGATTCGATTTTCCGCCGCCAGGCTGTCCACCATATAGCAGCACATCCGCATCAGACAAGTAGGCATCAGTCTGCGGCCCGGGATTCGGAATCCACTTCATACCCTTGTGCGATGAGCGAGCCTCGGCCGTCAGTTTATCCACTTCCTCCGGGGGAAGCCCTGACAGCCGAGTGATCATCTCATCAAGCGCGCCCATATCACCCCATCAAGCGGATCGGGCTGGATTTGGCGCGGTGAATCTCGCCGTCGCCTGTATGCGGCGAATCCTGCACCATCACATCAACAGCCGGCGCACCAAGCACCGCCTGCCGCAGTATCGGACTCTGCGCCATGATCTCGTAGCTTGTGCCCTTGCCTTCACGCTCGCCACACCATGTCTTGCTCATGTAGTCCAGATCATCGAGAGCGCCTTGCAGAAAGCAGATTTCGCGGGTTGCTGCGGCTTCGCGCTGTTGCGCCTGAGCCAGCCGTCCCGACAGTTCAGCTTTGCGCACCGTGCATTTGATCATCCAATGGCTGGATTCATCGATGCCGTACCGAGGTTGCGGGCGCAACAGGTCGGACTCGGGCGGGACAATGACCTGAATACCCAGATCAGCGGCGAGTAGGCAGAAGTGCTGGCAGCCAGCCCGCTGATAGCCGTATTCTTCGGTCGCCGACATATCGACACCGTATAGGGCAATCACGTCCTGAATCGGATCAAGGTCATCAGCGCGGCGCTGATTCCGCTCTTCGAGAATGTCTTCGATGGCGCAGGCCATCATCCACGCGATCGATGAGGTAAAGAAGAACGTGCCGTACTTGGCTTCCAGGTCTTCAACCGGCAGGCGCCGAGAGCCAGGAATCTGCGGTACAACATCGTACATCCAGACCAGCTTCTGCATTCCCATCCATGCGACGTACTCAGGGCTGAACCACGGCTTTTGCGTGCCGGGCTTGCCGACTACGCCAGGCTCCCATCGATGCAGTTCAAAGAACGCGTCGCACCGCGGCAGTTGCGGATAGACGCCCGGCGAGCAGGCGAGAATCTTATATTCAGGGTCGGAGAACGGCGCCAGCCCGATTGAGCTTGGCGCCGATCCGATTATGGCGAGCTTCATTGTTGTGTCCCTCCTCCGGACGGTTAAGAATCAGGTTGTAGCTTGAAAGGCGACGGTATTGACCGCAGTCGATGAAATACCTGCGGTAGCCCAAATCGCTGTCGTGACGCCGACCAGTTCGACAAAACCGCCGCCGGAACTGCGGATGGTCGTCGCGCTGGAGCCGATCGAGCTTCCGTAGATGTACTCGCCGTTCGCCGTCTTGACGTACAGGGCCGAATCGGTCGATCCGAAGAAGATGTTCTTGCGAACACCCGGAATCGGCGGCGCCAGGGTAAAGACCGGCGTCGATGCGGCCGACGTGCCGACGACATACGACACGCCGTATGCTTTCATCTGGACGTCCGTGGTTTCTGCGGTCGAGACTGCGACGCGCTGATCATCCGGCCCCACCAGAAACTCGGCATTGCCCGGACTACCGGACTGCCCCGAGGACATGGCTTGAAGCCCAAGCCGGCGACCGTGGATACTGGTCAGAATGGAACTGTTGTATGCACCCATGATGTTGCTCCTTTATAATTGCGTGCCTGATCGGCTGCTGCGGAGTCCGGTCGTCGGGCCGGTACGGTTCCCCCTCACAATTACTTGTCGATTGCCGTAAGCTCAGACTGCGACAACAAGCGTATCCATCCGAATGTCGGGCCTACTGCGCCGTTGATCTGCGACGCTCCGTTCAGATGGCCGTGCTGCAACGTGGTGTAGGTCGGCATCGTCGCCGTGGTATCGGGCGTTTGGGCTGTGCCGTCCAGGTCCATCAGCACGCTATTGGTCGCGGCAGATTGCGCAACCTTGCTCTGCGTCCCCGGCGTGTAGGCGTTGCTCGCAGTAGTCGCCCACTGCGCCGCGCCGCCATCAACTCCCGAGAATTGCACGGCAGTTGCCGAGGTCAGACCGATGGACGAATATTCGTTCGCTGTACCGTTCGACAGGGACACAATCGCACCAGCCGTAGCAACTCCCACCGGCCTCCAGAAGCTAGTAGCCAAACTCGTGATCTGACCGCATAGCGCGCCTGTGTAGGAAAGAACGTCAGCAGGGCGGGTGACGGCTACGGTGGTGGTGTTGATACGGGATGATGGGAATAAGCCAAGCTCAAATTGCGCATCGCAGAATACGGTAGAGCCTTGCCCCGCCGCAGATAGCGTAGTTCCATCTGTTGATCCGGCTGGATATAACTTCAATGAGGAAGTTGCTGTCGCGCCAGCTTGCGTCGCAGCAACCCACACTAGCCAAAAATCGTCGTTATAGCTTCTGCAGCCAGACGCTATAGGAGCTATATAGGCACCACCTGTAGGTACGTTTGATACTGTACCTGCTACCTCATTTATAAGTATTCCCACTAGAAGATAACTGGCTTCGTTGCTCACGAACTGGATAAGTGGGTATACAGGTGATGTCACTTTTTTTCCGACTAGGATGGAAAAGCATCCGTTCGTACCTGCTGCGAATACTACGCCGTCTAGGTTTTTGCCTTCAAAAGCTATCGCTGAGTTGTCGCTCATCACCCACGCATAGTTGGCCTTACCATTTGGCCCAATTGCATTCTGTGTAGCAGATGGTGCATTTAAATTGACCCAAGTCGTAGTGAACGCATTACTCTGCAAGCACAGATTCTGCGCACTCCCCTCTACATGATGCCCCCTCTGTGGAAACTCTGCGCTCTCAGAGGTCGGCAGAGGATTGCCGCTGTAATCGTAGGGGAAGGTCTTGACACCATCTACCATGCTGCCGTGATAAGCGGGGGCAGATTCGACGCCGATACTGACATACGGCATGGCATCTGTCGTATTGCTCGCGCCTGTCCGATCCTCGACTTGTAGATCAGCCAGATCAGCAACGGAAGCCGTGACGATCAAAGAGCCTGCGGTGATTGTCTTGGTGACTGAAGTTCGGGCAACAGCAGAAGCTGCAAGGGTTCCGGTAGCTCCACCCGTTCCGGAGAACGTCGCCGTACCCGTGCCAGCACCCATTGAGAATATATAGGTGCCAGCCGTCAGCGTCATGCTGTTGTTGCCGCCACTGGCTAGGGTTGTGGTGGTCGTGCCCCATAGGTTGTAGACGCGATTCACATGCCAGAAACCACATTCATTAGGGAGTAGTCGTACCTCGCGGCCCGCGAAGTCTAGAATGTTCTTGGCAAGATTTCTGGTGAAGGATGGTGTTACTGCGCCACGGATCGGGATCGCGGTGTAGGGGGCGATGTAGAGTTGCGATGACGACAACAGCAGCGACAGCGGTCGCTGCGAGGCGTGAAGGCCAGACCGCCCGTTATGGACTGCCGCCCGCCCGTTATGCCGGAATCCGACCGTCCTACCGTTAAGCCTGGCGTGCAGCATTTAGCCGGCCTTGTACCAGCCAAGCGACCCACTGCATGCGACCGCGCTAATGAGCGATATCCCGCTGGTCGTCGCCGTCGATTGGACGTTGCGAACGGTGGGATTCAGTTCGGCATTCGTGGTCAGCGACGTCGAAGAAGTCGTCGGAATGCTGGCCTCGGTCGATCCGTAGCGCACCCAGAAGTCCTGATCCATCGAGAAGGCCACGAAGGCCATTCCTGTCGGCACATCGAACGCCTGTCCGGTCGCCGCGGCAAGAACAACAGCCTGCACGGCATCAGGCCGGACGAGAATGGATTGAGTGGGTAGTCCTGTGCCTTTTGCCATGTCGGCGCTCCTTATTTGTGGATGCGCCGCTGACTTTTACACGCTGTTTGCGTGAATTACAAGATGGAGATAGCTACTTGTTCCCCATCAGTTTCGCGGCCCTAGCTAAGGTGAATGCGATGGCCCTGGCGGATTCGATCAGGTCGCGGGTGACTTCCTTGGATTCGTCGTCTCCCTGCGGCTGCGGGCCATTCATGCCCAACTGCCTCTCAAGGCTGGTCAAACTGGCATTCTTGTCGGCCAGCTTGTATTTCTTCGTGGTCGTGGTGATCGGGTTCTCTCCGATCATTGTCTGCTGCGAGATATCCAACCCACAGAGCGCGGCCGCCGTATCGTCGTCAAGGTCTTGAATGGGTATCGGATGTCCATCCTTGTCAAACAGTTTGCGTGGGTCGAAGAAGGCCATCCTTGCACGCTCTAGAAGGATTCGCTCCCTCGTAATCTTGAGATTCGAGAAGGTTTCTGCCATCTTGCTGTCAAGAATTTGGCGAACTTCCACATTTTTTAACAGCCTCGATCCCTGACTAGCGGCCGATTTCGGGCTGAATCCCGCTGCCAGTGCGGCTTGAGTGATATTGCCATTGTTTGACAAATACGCTTCAGCAAATAGCTTTCGCCTATCGGCAGATGATAGCCCTTTGCCTCCTGCGTTCTTTCGCTTAGCCGGCTTCTTAGCCTTGACCATTCCGCATCACCTTCAGTTGAGCATGGCCGCACTTGCTGGCCGAGTCCTGTTTCACGCGGTTGCTGGTGCCATAGCGATGTGAATGCTCACATTTCCAGAGTATTGCACCGTTCACTTGTTGGACCATAGCCTCAAAGCTCCCGTCTTTGCGCCTGCGTACCCTGGCAACCATCTTCATGCGCCGCGCTTCCCGCCCGATTTGCGCCGGAAGGGCAGGCTTGATGCTTCTGATGCGGTCGGACCGAACGTGACTTCGCCCAAAGCAGCGACGGCATCACGTACATCTCTCACCATAGCACCGAATTCGTGCGGTTCCAAGGAGAACGCGGCATCCGGCCCGCCATCTGCCCGGCTCAGGGTTAGGTGTTTCTCGATCACTGTGGCGCCAAGGACTGCCGCGGCGACCGGGATGGCGGTAGTCAGGGAGTGATCGGATAGGCCGAACGGGCACCCATAGCTGAGCGCGGTCATCGCGCGCAGGTTCGCATCCTTGGGTTCTGACGGGTAGGCGCTGGTGCATTTGAGCAGGGTAGGCAGGACTGGTGCTCGCCCACGGCCACCGGCCGCCACCACGGCATCGAAGATTTCCGCCTTTGTCGCCATACCCGTCGAGATAATCAGCCACTTCCCGGTCTTAGCCGCGTACCGGATCAGATTCAAGTCGGTCAGTTCGAAACTTGGTATTTTAAATATTGGACATTGAATGGTTTGCAGGAAATCCACATCGTCCGGATGAAATACGCTTGAGAACGCCACCAATCCGCGCTCTTTCGCTCTATCGAATAGTGGGATATGCCACACCCGAGGGGTATGTGTTTCCAAGTAGAGATCAAGCAAGTCGTGCCCAACCCAAGGTCCGGATTTGATCTTGACGCCAGGGTCGGCCATCTGTTCAGGCGTGAAAGTTTGAAGCTTTATTGCGCCAGCGCCAGAGTCGGCTGCCGCATCAACAAGCGCGAGCGCCCGATCAAGTGAGCCCAAGTGATTGCCGCTTAGTTCTGCAATGATTAGTGGAACATTTATAGCGTACATCCTTGATGCACTTTGCGCTTAACATTTACGTAGGCTTCGTGAGCGTCTTCTTGGCTACCGAAAACACCAATGTATGTCTGCTTTCCATTGATACATATCTTGGCAGTAAATCGCCCTGCCTTTGTGCGACTCACACCAAGCAAGTTTATGCTGTCTTTGTGCGGGCGCCTTATGTTCTGTAGATTCACTGCATGATCCACGTCGCGCAGATTAATCCATCGGTTGTCGGATCGGATGGTGTTTTTGTGGTCAATCTCAACAGGCCATACCCCGGTCATATAGAACCAAGCCAGACGATGCGCCCCGGTTTTAATACCATGCACACCGATGATCACATACCCGCCGCTTAACCATCCGGCCCTATCACCAGCAGATACGCGATTCGATGTTGCTTTAATCCACGTAAATATCCCCGTATCCGGGTTGTAGTGGATGACCTCCTTTAGTCGTTCTTGGGTAAGCATTTGATACCTCCAACAAGGCAATTGAGGGGCGTCAGTAATCCGATGTGTTGGCATCGGAAAGGCTTGCAAACCCTGTCCTGACATTGAAATCATATCATACCCGCCCCAATGTCACCAGAGCCGCGCAGACATCATCCAGCAGCCCTTCGCTGATGTTCCCGTTGTTCAGGTCGTGCTTCAGTTGCGCGGCTAGTTCCGGCGCGTTCTGCTTCAGCATCCGCAGCTTCTTCGCGGCTTCTGCCCGGTCGGCGTCAGCTTCGTTGTTCTCGGTCTGAATGATCTGATCCCCGGTCTTTTCGTCGGTCAGGTGGATCAGCGTGGTGCCGTGGCGGTCTTCGATGTTGAGCTTGACCGTCTGTTCGTTGTAGTCGAGGCTTTGCTTGAAGGCTTCGCGGTCGGCCGGCGTGATCTGAATGACCAGGGCGGGCAGATGGTGCCGCATCTTCCAAAGGATCAGGCCAATCAGAGCTTCATTGTTCGATTTGTCCGGGCTTGCGGTCATTGTGATGGTCCCTCCAGGGTGTGTTGAATCAATCGGAATCCGAGCTTTTCAAACATCTTGCGGCTGCGCTCGTTCGTTGGGGCAATGTTTGCAAAAATCTTTGTTCCAAACCCGTGCCGATTGACCATTTCTTTGACGGCCACTTTGCCATACCCATTGCCGCGAAATTTCTTGAAGATGAATATCCCTATTTCGCGCTGCCTTGTTATGTAGGTAGCCCCGGCAATGTGTCTCTTTGTGCCAATAAACGTCCGGTCCCCATCCACCTCGATTAAGCACCAGTCCGCATAGGGATTGCTCCGGACAAAGGCCAGATGTTCATCGACCGTCGGCATCGCTTTGTGGCTAATGTTCTGGTAAGGTTCCCGTTCAAGCAGCAGGGCGTACAGGTAACAGGCGGCGTCGGCGACGGTATTGACTGGCAGGAGTCTCATGTAGGAAACTCGACTGAAACCAGTCTGTCTGTCAGATCAAGGATAATGCACGGAACGACATTCCTACCGCCGTCGAATAATTTGCTGACCACATACCACACTTCGCCATTAGTTGGGCTCATAGTCTTACCTCTATATTGTGCGCTGCAAGATATTCCGCCGCGCCCTTTGGGGTTTGGTCGGTAAACTGAAACATGGCACCCGCCGCTACCGCATCGGCGCCGGCAAGGATGGCTTTATGGAAGTCTTCATAGGTGCCAGCCCCACCGGAGGCGATTACCGGAATGGACACGGCCCTCGATACCGCGGCGATCATTTCCAAGTCGTAGCCTTGCATGGTGCCATCGCGTTCGACGGATTGCAGGAGGATTTCGCCGGCTCCTAAGTCTTGCGCGGCGCGGCATTGGTCGGCGATCCCACGCGGGCCAGGGAGGGTATCCAGCGCCTCAACACGCCCATTGCGACGGGTCGCCACCCGCCCATGAAGGACGTCAATCGACACGGCAACGGCTTGGCTTCCAACAGCAAACGCTATTTTGCTGATCAAGTGCGGGGCTTCTATTGCCGCCGATCCAAATACAATCTTGTCAGCCCCCGCATTCAGCAAGTCACGCACATCCTGAACAGACCGGATACCGCCGCCCACCGCAAGAGGCATGAAACATTTCGCCGTCAGTTCCTCGATCAGCTTCAAGTCAGGCCCGCGGCCTTCGGCGGTCGCGGATATGTCCAGCAGAACCAGTTCATCGACACCGCGCTGCTGGTGGATTCGCACGGCTTGAGCGGCGAGGCCGACCGATCGCCATGCGTCGAAGGCCACGCCCTTGACCAGTTGGCGGCCACGGCAAAGCAAAGTGGGAATTATTCGCTTGGCCAGCATCACGCCACCAGTATCGGCATTGCCGCCGCATCATCTTCAACACGGCGAAAGATTTGCCAGTCCGTGAATTGGTCCATCACCCTGTAAAGTTGATGTCTGGTTATGCCGATCCGGTCGAGGACTTCATCCACATGAACCCCGGCATAGACTTCGGGGAAGATTCCATCAAATTCCCTGACCCACTTTGCCGCGTCTTCCCTGCTGATCCTGCCTGATCGAACGTCGATGCTGATCTGGGCGCAACCCCTGCCATAGCCGTATTTCCTGAATCCAAGGTAGTCATGCAGGCCGGTTTGGGCATTGTCCAGGTTCTCCGCCGCCCACCAGTTCGCGGAACTCGGGTTCCTGTAATCCATCCCGGCACCAATGGCAACATCGGCATTCTGGTGGCTGTCCCACGGCAGGTATTGCCCGAGGAAATGGGCCTCGCAATCCATCTCTGCCGGCAGTTCATAGTCCTCCATGTCCCGCGCCGTGATCCCTTTCGTTCCAATGAAGTCACCCGGCCGCAGCCCGAGGAATCCGCCGAACTCAGACCTCCATCGCCGGGTCATCTGCAGGGCTTGCTCGCTGCCCATCGGGCCGCCGTACTCAGCCTGCGGACACTCGCCGTACATGATCAGCGGGATGGCCAGTTGATTCGCTACCCGGAACGGCGTCGAAAAGATTGCCGCATGTTCCGGCCAGGAGATGTCCCCCACCTGTTCCAACCCAAGCCGGTTCAACTTCGCCCGGACGGTCATGTTCGGCACGACCTCGATGGTTCTGGCGTACCAGGACAGGTTGTCGATGTTCGCCCGGCCTATTTCGGTCAAGTGACAGGTTCGCGCGGTGACGATGGTCACGTCAGCGCCCATGTCAAGCAGGGTCAGGACTTGGTAGGTGCTGTCCTTTCCGCCCGAGGACGGAACGATGCACCGCCCATCGAACCGATCCAGCAGTTTGACCAGTTCCGCACGGCGCGAATCCCAATCCACGGTCGGTCGGCGAGCGTAGTTGATGCACGCCGAGCATTGCCCGGTTTCGTCAAAGTACAGATCGGGCTTGGTATCAGGGTACAGGCAGGTTCTACAGCGGCGCATGGCTATTTCTCCAAAAGTGTCGCAACACACCTGTCAAACCCCGCCCCCGCATCCCACCGCTTGACCAGCTTCAGGCCCATGTCCTCGTACATCTTACCGAAGGGACGGCGCCAGAGCTTGCCGGCATGGCCCCTGTAATCGACCTCCTCCTCCTGCTCGGATTCGTATTCAACAGCAAGCACCCACCGCGCGCTGGCGTCGATGATGGCTTGCATGGTCGCCGGAAGTTCATCCGGGCTAATATGGATCAGGACGCCAGCGGAATAGACCAGTTCGATCATCCCGCCCGAGTAGCAGGACAGCGCGCGCAGAGCTTCGTCGCGGTGCAGATTGATGCCGCAGAAGCTGGCCTGCGATTCGGCCTTGGCGTTTATCTCGCAGCCGTGAAGCCCGACATGCGGACTGACCGCGCCAATAGCCGATAGATTCCAGCCCGGGCCGGCGCCGACCTCGAACACCGATCGCGCGCCGGTCAATTCAATGACTCGGTTCCAGAACGGGATGCGCTCGCGCCAGTTGATTTGATTCCTGCTGTGGTACTGGTCGCCGAACTCGCCAGCCCAAAAGTTCTCTGTGCTCATTTCCCCTCCGGGTAAAGTGCTGCGAACATGGATTCAGCCTTGACCCAATCGCATTCTTCGTTGATGTCGCATTCGGTTGCCGGGTCGATTTGCATCAGTTGCGCCCAAGCCAATGACCACATACCAAACGACTCGGCGCGTCCAAAATAAAACTGCCCTGGGTCGCGTAGCCAAGTTGCCACCGGCACTACATAGGATGATGCGGTCGTCAGCAACATTGTGTATGCGATTTTCAAGGTGTCCGCAGTCAGCATCGGGGCAGTCGCGTAGATCACGCAAGCGACTTCTGCGCCCGGTATCCCCTTCAGCACTTCCGCCGCCACGTCCTGCGTACCTCTTGCCCCATCATCCGGCACCCGCCGATGCACTTCGGCGCCGTACTGAATCGCCACCGCCGCAATCTCGTCGTCATCGGTGCTGACGATGATCTTGTCAAAGATGCCCGACTCTGCGGCAACCTGAATGCTGTAGGCGATGACAGGCTTACCGTGGAACATCCGGATGTTCTTGCGAGGTATCCGAACGCTGCCTGATCGTGCTGGAATTATTGCAATCGTGCTCATAGGTCAAGAATGTTCAAGATGGTATCGACCAGCCGACGAGCGAGGATCGGAGTCTTTTCGGTATGCTCGCGCTTATTGGTCAAGATCATCGCGGCCCTGGCTTCCATCCGAACTCTCATGCCTTCAGTGATGACCGGCTTCGGCAGCTTTATCTCGATGTTCATCCCGCAATTCGCCGCGGCGTCCATCATGGCCTTGGCGATCTGAACCGCTGTCTGAGGGTCAAGGGCGACCCATTGGACAGGGCGCGGATATTGGAGAACCACTTGACCATCACGGTCGCCAACCGCGCATTGGGTAGTGCCTTCGCCGATGAGTGGGGTTGATCCGTTCATTATTGGAACACCTTAAATTTGTTCAGGTCCGGATAATCGTCATTCGGTAGTGGCGCATTGCGGCTCGGCAGTACCGAGAGTTTGTGCAGCAGGCGCGCGGCCACGTCTGGCGACATGTAACAATGCCAGCCAACCATGTCGAAATGGTCATCCTTCGGCGCTACGCCTTCAGTCCTACCGTCGAAGCGAGCGCGCCTCATCCATGCATCGGCTTCCGGATTGTCGTGCAGGATGGCGCCGCCTTGGCTGTCGCCGAGGGTTTTGCTGGCGTGGAAGCTGGTGCAGACCATAGCGGAAGGAGGAAGCATTCGCCGAGCGCCCGGACTATCGATCACGTTGTACATGTTTTTCGTGAACCATCGCGCAGAATCCCATACAGCAAGAGGCTTCAACTGATACCAACCGGCCCATGATTCATCCCTGAACGTCGGCCTGCCGCCTGCGTGGATGATGGCTTGAGGTACGCTGACGTAGGTATGCTTGGGTATTTCGATTGGCGCACGGCAAATTGTGCCGTTGATAATCGGTCCTTCGATGTACTTTCGCTCGTCGCGCAGATGCCACGCTACCGCCAGCGTCAGCGCCGCCGTGCATGAATTCACCGCAACAACATAAGGCGCACCGGTATAGTCGGCTACGGCCTTTTCAAAATCTCTTGTGACCTGGTGCGGATTCATTCAATGCGCTCCCAATAGCGAGTGGTTGAGTGGTGTCGGCTGGCCAGCGATTGGGCACCAGCCACTTGCCCCGGGCTCCCCCGAACCGACACGACCATCATACAGATTTCAGTGCTTCTTGCAACTCCTTTATCGACATGCGCCGCGCAATCTCGCTTGTCTCGCCTGGCCGCATTTCCTCGTGCATCTTTTCATTCTCGGCCATGCCGATGATATTCATCTTGGCTCCCATTGCTTCAGCAAGATCGCCAACACGGTAAGCCGGCAATGTCGGAATGAACACGTCGCCACCGAGCATTTCGTTGATGGCCTTGAGTACCAATTCGGACGCCTCGTGCCGATACATCCAAAACCGCGTCGCATCCGGATCGGTCACAGTCACGGTATCCGATGTTTCACGTTGTTTGCGCCAGATCGGAATCACGGATCCGGTCGACCCGCTTATGTTTCCATAGAGGCATGACGCAAAGATTGTCCCGCGTTCCCCGGAATACGCATTCGCGTTCAGGAATATCCGTTCTGCCATCGCCTTCGATAGCCCGTATGTTGTTGTCCCAAGCACGGACTTGTCGCTGTTCAGAAGTACGGCTTTTTTTACCCCGGCATCAATGCACGCCTTGGCTACGTTCTGAGTCCCGATGATGTTGGTTGCGACGCACTCCATGACGTTGTACGCGCATACCTCTGTACGCTTTAACGCGGCTCCGTGCACGACTACATCAATATCATGCATCGCCCGCGTGAGCCGGTCCTGGTCGCGGATATCCCCAATGAACCATCGCAGTCGCTGGTCGTCGTTGAACTCGGCGCGCATGACTGACTGAGCGAACTCGCCGCGGGAATAGATGCACACCTTGCTTGCAAGAGCCCCATCAAGCAAGGTCTTTGCAAACCCTCGCCCGAAATAACCCGATCCCCCTGTTATCAATACCCTCATCTCTATCCCAGTTAAAAGTTTCCAGCGTGACATTAAGCAGCACATGATGGTGTTGCACTATCGCCCGCCCCTCGAATTGTGTCAAGTCGCCCGCCACGTATAAGCTTGGTTTATTCTGGCATAGACGCATTCGATTAGACACGCATCGCGTGGTGGGCTAATCTCTGTACATCAACAGTAAATATTACCGGGCGCCGACGGATACGGCGCATTAGATAGGGGAAATATCATGACTACACGTAAGTCTGACGAGATTATTACCACGCGGCAGATTGAGCGTAAATCTTCGGCGCATTACCAATACCGTGTCGTCGCGGGGTCGCGATCTAAGCCTGGCGGCTTTATCGGGCAATACCCGACGAAGCGCGAAGCCATCGCGCATCTCCCGCGATATGCGGCATACATCAAGAGGGTGACATCCTAGCCATCAGCTTATAGCCTTGCTTGCAGGGCTTTAGGATGCCGACTAGAGCATCATTTTATAGAGGTTATATCATGACAAACCGCATAACTGAACAAGACTTGCAGGGGATCGTTGTGAATCCGACACCAGACCAAATCCGCGCCGCCCTGGCCGCTTCCGGCCTCTCCCGTGCCGAGATGGCCCGCGAACTGGAGTACTCAGTTAGGGCGCTGGAGGATTGGCTTTACGGCAAACGGGGGTGCCGGCCTGCTGTTTATCGCCAAATGTTGGCATTGTCGAAAGGATCAAAATGAAAACCAATCACACTCCCGGCCCTTGGGAACCGCTTGAACAGGGCGTGAGCATCCAGTCATCCGAAGGATATCACGAAGTATCGGCAACCGCTCCGAATGGCACCTTAGTGAACATATGTTCCATGTTTGAGGGCGAGTTTTCCAATGCTGCTCTTGATCCCGCCGACGAAACGAGCTACACCATCACGCCGGATGAGGCGCTTTCCAACGCGCGTCTGGTAGCTGCCGCTCCTGATCTGCTGGCCGCTTTGGAGTCCGTGTTGTTCCCGATCGAGTCGAATGACTTTGCTACGGCCGCGCAGATACGGACGCTTTACACTTCAGAGATACAAGCAGCCCGCGCCGCCATCTCAAAAGCAAAGGGGAAGAAATGAGAGTTGATGTATACGAAGTCTACTTCAGTGCAAGCGAAAAGAATGGGGAGCCGGATTGCGGTTATCCTACTCGCTATTTTTGCTCACTGGACAACGCTACCGATTACGCCAAGCGGCAGCTTTTGTCCGATAATTATTTCATCGCTCATTTTGTGTGGTCCGGATCTCTTTTAGATGCGCTTAATGGCGATGGAGTGCAGTCGCATCGAAAGGTGGTGAGTACATCATGATCCTACACCCACAAGCCCGCATAGCGGCCAACATTGCCAGACTCTACCCAAGCATCGGGCGGGATGCCGCAAAGGCTATGGCGGCCCGTTTTGGGGTGAATCCGTCGATTCTCACACTAGCCCGAGTCTTGGCGGAGTGTGAAAGGGCGGGGATATGACCGAAACCATCCACAATGCCATCCTCCACGGGAAATGCCTTATCGGCGCCATGCAGCAAGGGCTTCCGTTCTCCTATGTGCCGTGGAGGCGGAGCTTTAATTTTTACCCGGCGATGCTGAAATGATCCACGCCGCCATTGCCATAATTGTCGGGCTTGTGATTATCATCCTTCGCAGGTAAGATACTCCCTCCCCCGCTGGGCTTCCACCCAGCTTTGCCCACGTTGAGCATAGGTTCCGTGGGCGTTTTTTTAGTACCTACACGCCAAATACCAGATTAGACACCTACTGGGTGCAGTTCGCCGTTTTTTAGGGGGTCTACTTCACGTCGGGGGTCTCTTCCCATCGCTGATCAATACTTTCATCTGGCTTCGCTGGGAGGGCCACCCAATAAAGCACGTCCTCCACGTAGTTGTCGTCCCACCCGTAGCCGGTCGGTATCGTTGGCCCGCCCATGCCGAGCGGGTCTTCGCGCTGTAGCGCCCATGTGTCCACGGTGGGATGTCCTTTCGTGTCGCGGCTGTAGCGCACCCACACTGCGCAAACCGTGTCCGGCTCTGGAACCCTCTCGTCCATTGGCACCCAGGCCCCCAACCTGGCGCTCAACTCGGACGTGCCGCTCGATGCTTCGTTCGTCGCTTCAGCGTTTTCCATCGTCATCACTCCTTGTTTGTTCCGTGGGCGGCACGCCGGTTAACTTCACGTTCGGCGTCACACAGCGCCTAGCATCGCGGGTGGTGCCCACGTCGAAATGCCATCTATGATCTGCTGTATCTGTTCCTCCTCGTCGGAGTTCTCTGCTTCGAGCGTTGCCAGTACCAGCGCGGCGCGGTCGGCGAACTTCGCCAGTTCGGTCAGGTGGTGCCGCACTCGCCGGCCTTCGATCCGGTACGCCGCGCCCTCGCATTGCCGCGCGCAGGTGTCGCCCTGCCGCAGCATTGCGTTCTCGCGCTCAAGCTCGCGGCACAGTTCCGTCAGCGCCCTGTGCTGCGGTCCCAAGTCCCACCCTGCTTCCAGGGTCGCGCCAAGTGCTGCGCTTGTTCGTGGTGTGTCGTTGCTCATGTTTCCTCCAGTGCCGGCCAACCCATCGGTCAACCTTCGTTCGCTTCGCTCACCGGACTGCGCAAAAGCAGCGCAGCCGGGTTACCTCAACCGTTAGAGCGCATGGCCTTGATCTGCCCAAGCTTGCCCTTCGCCTGTTCGAGTCTCATGCGTAGCGAGGAAACATCGCGCTCCGCCTTGGCGACCAAAAATGCGTGCGCCGCCTCCCATGTGTCGTGCCAGTTACTCCAATCGGAAACCTTGTTCTCGCGACTGCTACGGAATCCATTATTGGCCGGAAGAACAACCTGCTTGTCCGTCTCGCGCTCAACTTCCAGCGCCTCAATCTTGTTGAAACTCGTTCTGTACTTAATCACTTCGGTTCCTTTCAAAAGTCGGCTCTCGCAACACGCCGAACCCGGCGCTCGAAGGGATCTGCGCGATAAGTCCTGCGCAGCCCCCTCAGCTTGAACGTTGGGGGTCTTCAGTGTTTCCAAGTGCTTCAGCGCCCCCCCGACGAAATACGCGGAGAACTCAAATTCGTTCGCATAGAACGCAACCTCGCCGGTCATCGCCACTGGCTCCCACCGCTCATTTACCCTCGTCGCGCAGCCAAACAGTCGGGAAAAGCCTTCTGCGTTCGGGTCGCTGCGGTCTTCGGTGTCGTATTCCTTGTGCCAAAGCGTGCCATCTGATCGAATCTCGTACTGATCGAGCCATTGCGCCGGCGTGTCTTTGGTCTGGTATTCAAGCGCCGCCGCGCCTTCGGCTGGCAACGGGTAGTGACACCGCAGGTAGTCAAACATTCCCATCTTGTTCCTCTCCGGGGGAAACCCCCAACTCTGCGGTGCAGGGGACGCCGCGCGGTGAAGCTGCGCAGCACCCCTGACCTTGCACGTTATGCAGCAACGTCAGCACGTTGTTTCTCCCACTCTTCTTGCGCCGCATTGCAGCACAGAGGCCCGTCAGCGTCTTCTTCCCACTCGCGCCCGCAAAGGCTGCATTGCTCTTGGTACTCGCGTTCGACATTCAGGCTCACCGGGTCTTGTGATCTGTGGTCGCGTACGAATTCCTCGAAGTCTCGGCACCATTCCTCAAGCCGTTGCGCCCGGTCTTCCAGCGTCTTCGACCAGCGTCCTACCGAATACGGCGGATCGCATGTCACGTTCAAATTCACCAGCACTTTCTGTTTCATAGCCTTCTCCAAAAATGCTGCATAACCCATCGTTCGAGCGGAGCTTCGCCATAATGCCGGCGAATCCCGCTCAACTCAGACGTTAGCAGTCAACATCTTGAACGCCGGCCGCAGCCGCCACCACCGCATCCGCCTCCGCTGTAGCTCTGGGCGCTTGTTTGCACCGGCGTCGAAACGAGGCGCTGCGCCTGCGGTCTCGGAGCAAGCGTGAGCGGCGTCTTCATTCCCCAGTCTGCATACACGTTGCCATCCGGGTGGATCACCGCTTCGTATATGCCGCCGGTCTGTAGCGAAGGCTCTGCAACTGAACCCTTCCACCGCACGGCAAAACCGTTTAGCTGTTGCTCCATCCCTCGGCAAACCGGGCATTTCGTTTCGTTCAGCACGCCATACTTCGCCGCAAAGATTGATTCCGTTGCTGTCGGCGTCGCATCGCCCGCAACTTTGCGGAAACTCACGGCGTCGGCACCGAGGTCTTTGGCGTAGTCAATGAACTGGCCGCAGAAAGCAACTGAAACGTCAGCCTGAACTACGCAGTTAAACGTTACGTCGCATGCCGTTTCCCCGTGCAAACGCAAGATCATGTCGCGCAGTGCATCGTCTGTCGGCGTCTTGTCGGTTTTGAACACGTCGCGGTTTGCGGCCGTGCCAATGGCGTGCCGGCTGATATTGACGTGATCGACGACGCACCCAACGGCGGTAACGAAAGGCAACAAGTTGCCCCCATGCGTTGTAAGCACAACCCGTTCAAGCTGGTGGCTTCGGCGGTATTGTCCGAGCCGCGCCAAAACCTTGCCAAACCACGGGCTCAGTGTCGGCTCGCCACCCGATATGCTCAACACCCGGAACGCATCAGGCAGCCGGGCAAGGTGCGAAAACAACCGATCCAAGTAGTCGGCAGGCGGCCTAATCTTTGCCTCGTCTCGGTTCCAAAAACAGAAGTCGCACGAGGCGTTGCAACTACCTGGCAGCATCAGGGTTGTGTTCGGCCCGTAGGGGTTCGTTATCTTCATTTCGGTCTCCGTAGCAGCAGCAAGACTGCTAACAAGTCATTCCACCGGACGGCCTTCGGCCGCGCGGTGAATTCCGGCGTTATGCCTCATCGTCGTCATCCAGTTCTTCGAGGCGCATCTTCCAGCCCTCAGCAATCGGGGCGAGAACCTCCATCAACTCGCGCTCGTCCCCGACATACCGCGATAGCGCGGCATCTATCGCCTTCAAAACTTCCTTTGCATCCATGCCGTTCTCCAGTGTTAGAGGCATAATTCACGTTGGGGGTCAATTCAGCCTCGCCCCGGCCGGTCCAATTTTTACAATGTCATCGGCCATGAATCCGTCCAGTTCTCCGAGCCTGATCGTTTCCTCAATCACGTCATCGCCGTCGCCGCGCAGGCGTGCGGCGCGCGTCACGAATTCGCGGAACGTCAGCCCTTCGTCTGTCAGTTTTTTTGCCACAACTGTTATAGCGTCAAGTGCTGTTATCATTTCCTGTCTCCTTCAAAAGCCGGCGCTGGCGGTACGGCGACCCCAACCCGGCGTTCCAGCGGAGCCTCCGGCGATAAGGCCGGTGACTTCTACGTTATGCCGATGCCCTACTATCTGCCCGTTTCGTACTGTGATGGTCGTCCGGCACTTTGAACAGCGGTAGCGTTGACCTTGTTCTCGACCTGCCTTTGCAGCGCATTGGCCCCTTGCGTGCCGATACCATTTACCTCCACATGGGCAGGGTGTCATGATTGCGCCCGAATCTTCGCCAGCGCTTCCCTGACGTGCGCCGGCATGAATTTCCGATCGGCTTGCTTTTCTTCGGCCAGGCGAACTGCCGGGGATTTCTCGGTATATGGCCTGTGCCAGCGAGGAAATTCATCTTCCCATCGTTCTCCGTTGAGCCATGTTGCAGGGTGAGGAATGTGCTGATCATCGGTTCCGCCATCAGCCCAAATTCTGCGCCACTCAAAAAGCGCGGTAAGGATTGTCGGGTGCTCAATTGCGGGAATTTTTCCCCATGCGCGCCGCGCGTCTTTCTTGGCCACCCTTCGAGGGTACATTCCCCAAAAGTCGGAGAACTCGATCTGTAGGTCGGGTTCTTTTGTCTGTAGTGGGACTACGTTCATTCTTTACCCCTTATGCCTTTACTATCTGCCCCCGAGCCGAAGGCGAAGCAGTCTTTATCCCGTGAAGGGTCTGCCTTTACGCCATCTGCTCAGGGTCTGCCCCGTCGCGTCAGTTACGATTCGTCAGCCTTGCTGGGTGCCCGTGCTGACTTCGCCGCGAGCCGCTCTGTTCCATCCCATTATCCCCGCAGTGAGCTTTGCGTATTGGCCGCTGCGAGTTACCCCCTCCAGCCGATACCTGGCGTGTTGCGCCAAAGCCAATGTTGCCGGGGCACGACATTCCAATCAATAGCCGGATCGTTGAAAATTGCGTCATGGTATTCACTACGACTTGTAATTGTTTTTACTACAGCCTTGTAATTGTTTTTACTACAGCCTTGTAATTGTTTTTACTACAGCTAATGTCATATTTATCGGCAAGATTGCCATCATTTCGGCGCTGTCAAGCCCTCAATGTCCTCGGCCCAGCCTTTGATGCAAAACGCAGCATTGACCAGATCGCGGCCCTGTTGAACCATCGCCGCATCAAACCCACCGTAGTAGTCGAGCGATACCCCGATGTCGATCATGTGTTCAGCAAGCCAGCGCAGTTGCTTGGTGATGTCAGTGTGACCTCTTGGGGCGGCCAGGGGCTTGTAGCGGCGGGCCAGGATAGGTTTCATAGCAGCAGCTAAGTCCTCTCTGCGCGTCTTGGCAGCGATGCGCTTTTGGCGGTCGTTCCAGTTCTTCATTTCTTCTCTGGTCATTTCAACTCCTCCAAAGCCTTTGTGTAATAGTTGATGGCGTTCTCGGCAAGCTGTCGCACTTGGCTCGCCGGCAAGATCAATGAGCCGGCTCGGCGAAGATGATCCAGGGCTTCCCTGCCGTACAAATCGATCATGGCGAGCGTGTACTCGCGCATGTGTATCTCTTTGCGGTAAAAGTTGCATGACGGGCAAGCTGGGTGCAGGTTTTCTTCCAGCCATCGGGTCGCCTTCTTTCCGCGCTCGATAAAATGAGCGCAATGGGCTTCTTTCCACGGTAGAACGGTCGGGCAGGAAATACACTTCACCTGCCCGGCGTGGTCAGCGTACTTTTGCCGGATGTACTGGCTCGTGATCGTATCGGCCTTGGCGATCAGGGTCGGCAACTTCGTGAGACCGGCGCGTTTCTTTTTCTTTGGGATCATTTCCGCTTCACCTTCAGCCGATCCACCCGCGTACTCTGCCCCACGCTACGCGCCATCCAGGCAAGCTCTGCCAGCAGCTTGTCGTGTAGCTCGTCGAGGTCGCGCCAGATGCGCCATTCGAGGTCGAGCAGGCGCTGGTTGATTTCGTCGCTCATGCCGCGGAGTGCTCAGCTTGCGCCTTTGCGCGTTCTTTGAGTTTTCGACGGGCGATTCGATAAGCGCGATCAATGGCTTTTTCGATCTGGTGGCTTGGTATCTCATAGCATTTTATGTGCCATGTTTCGATGTCTCCGCATAGACATGGCGTCTGGCCGCAGGCACGGTCGACTTCAAATCGTGTCATAACGCCATTTCCCTGGGGGTCGGTGCAAAGTGCACGCCGAGTTCGCTTGCCCCATAGGCCATTACCTGAGTCAGGTATTCCGCTTTACCGAACATCGTAAGCCCCTCTGTTGATCCTGCGAGAATACGCTCTCCATCTGGAGTGAAGTCCCATTTCCGGTAATTTTTCCGGCATCGCTTTGATGGACCATCTTCTTCAGGTAAGAATTCTCGCTTGAATTGGATGTGCCACGTCTCGGCGGTGTATTGCCGGCCGCCGACCCATGCCTGAACCGCGATTTCTCCGATACGAATCCACATCAAAGCCCGCTGCTCCCTTGTGGCGTCGTCGCGGTACTCGTACAGCCTGGCCGCGAGTGTGTGCCCGTCGACGTGCATCTGCGTCCAGTTCGTCGCCACAACCCGCGCCAGAGCGTCGGCCTTGGCTTGACTGTCGATGATGATGGTTCGGTCGAAGCTCATGGTGTAAAACTACTCCATTACCAGATTAGACACCTACTGGGTGCAGTTCGCCGTTTTTTAGGGGGTCTACTTCACGTTGGGGGCTTTAGATGAATACGCCTGAGGAGCATCTGAACGGAATAGAGCGATCACATCTTGTCGCGTACGGGGAGCACATTCACGCCTACTACCGTCAGTTTCTTGGCCTCTCTTCAGCAGCTCTGACCATCTTATTGGCGCTTCAAAACAACTACATTCCGCAATCACCCGTATTGCCCATTCTTGTTCAAGTGTGCTGGGCAAGCCTTGCACTTTGCGTCGCTCTGTCGCTTCTTCTTCTGTGGGGTCGAGCACAGACCAGGCTTGACGTAGCAAACGCTCTTCGTAAAGAGCGGAGATCAAAAACGGATCAGGCTGTTCTGGAAATGCTTCGCGCACATAACGGCGCATGGCCGCCAGAGCGGAAGATATTTTCCGTAGCGCGTTATCTGCAGTCAGCTTCATTTCTTATCGCCCTAGTCTCGCTTACGTGGTTTTCCATTGCGAACGTCTAGCCCCCAACCCGGCGCTCAACCTCGCTCCCTTCGGTCGCTGGACGCTGCGCGATAAAGCCGCGCAGCGCCGGTTAGCTCTACGTTGGGGGTCATCTGCGCACGCCCGAATTCCGTCAGTTCCGCAACGTACTCGGTATATCCGCCAGCGGCATCTCGCGGTTCGTACCGGAGCAGCCCGGCATCCAGCATCCGTTCGGCCATGATGTATGTCGGTGAGCCAAGGCTGCCAGCCCCGCGCCCGTGAACGTGCATTTGCGTTGGGGTATTCTTCACCCACTCGCAGGCCCTCGGGTTCGACAGCCTCCGCAGCCACTCACGCATGGCCGGTGTGATAGCCCGCTTCGTGGTCAAGACCCCCAACCCGTCGTCCAACGCGGACGTGCCGCTCGATGCTTCGTTGTTGCTCGGTGCGTTATCCATGTTCAATCTTCTTTTGTGGCGTCCGTGGGCGGCACGCCGGTTAACTTTGCGTTGGGCTCATCGTCCGAGTGCGACATGCTTCGCCGCGCCCTATTCGCTATGTCGTTCAGCAGTGCCAGTGCCGTATCCTGCGACCCGGCGAGGATTGCTTGCCTCGCTTGGTCGCACAATTCACTCGCGCAATCTTCATGGGCTTGGTAAATCCGCAATTCCTTTAACTCCAATCGCAACTTTGCGGCCTCCATTTCTAGCTCGACAATGCGCAGCGTCATCGTTGTTTCAAACGTCGGCCGGATCATGTGTTGTTCCTGCACCGTCAGGGCGCTTGGTGTCATTTCGTTTCTTCCCTTGTGGCCGCGCAAATAGCGTCATTGATCTGCTCTTCTAAACTCTTGCCCGCTGCGTCCGGCAGCGGCTCACTGCATCCATTCGAGTCATGCAGCGTCACCCACGCCGCACCACGCTCCATCACCAAGCAAAGCGTCCACCCATCCGGCAGGTGACCACATACTCGGTTTGCCATGTCTCTTGTTTTCATGCCTCGCGTTTCTTTCGCGTTATGCTCACACTCACACTCTGTGTTGCGAAAGAAATTCTTTATCGCGCCCGATAATTCGTCGTCCGTCATTTCGCCGTCTGGCTTCATCGCTTACCTCTTTTCGCTTGGTTCCGTGGTAAATTTGCCTCGCACCACTGCGGGCGCCGGAAATATAGCGGGCCGCTATCCGTGGGGACCATGACAATATCATCCCCTCGCTTGTGCCCCTTGGCAGGCCATTGTTTCTTGCCGACCCAGATTAAAATATCTATGAGTTCCATGCCGGTAGTCATTTTGGTTTTCTTTCCGCGGAAAATTTAGCTAGGTTTCGCTTCAGTGTTCGCTGCTGATTGATCCGAACCTTTTTATCTACTTCGCTCTCAATTTCTCTCTTGTTGTATTGTGGACTCTCCCGTCGTATAGCGTCTTTCTCTGCGGCTCTACACTCACTCAACCCCTCAAACCTTGTGATGGTTATGGTCGCAACTTCATTGAACCATAGGCGGTTATTCTTGTGATGCGAAATCCGTCCGATTGGCGACATGGACATTCCTATGTATAGCGGCTTCCCGTCTTTGCCAAGACAACGATATAGGCTATATCCCATGTTTTGCAGGGTTCATTTCACCCCCCTGACCGCAAGCCGTTGGAGAATCTGGCGCACCCGCTCATACGACAGATCGAACATTGCGCCGATCTCGCGGAGTGTCCATTTGGCCTTATGAAGTCTGGCGATTTCCTTGTCACGCTTCGCATAAGCCTTAGCTACGATGTCATTTGTTTTTCCCATAAGACGCATCCTATCACAGGAAAAATAAAAGTGCAAATAAACTTGACAAGCCGTCGCGCCAAGCGCAGAATGCACTCATTCGCAGCGCACCGCGACCCGGCAACAGAGCGATAGCACCCCGATACGGATCACTGGCACCGCCGACATCATGAGGGGCAGGCAGCGATGGGCCAAATGCAACTGGGGAAGATCGGTGTGCAGCATTGTCACATCATCCGCGCCTGGGTATCCATTGGGTGCGGTGATACGTGTATCGCAGAGCGGCGAGGATGTGCTGGATTCGAAATATTTTGAGGAGGTAAAATGAGCGACAGTGCCGACAATACCGACGAGTGCGACGAGCAATCCCTGGATGAGATCAACGCCGAAGAACTTGCCTCGTTCGATTCCCGTGAAGCCAGGTGCATCAACGGTGGTGGTGCATTTTGAACGCACTACGCCGCCTCTTTTACACTGCCCTGCTGTGGGCGACAAGCTTCGAGCTTGCTGTAGCCAAGGTCGCGCCAGATCGTAATCACCGAAACATTGACGCGCTACAGCGTGACGAATCTGAATACGCGATCGCGTTGATCCGTATGGACTTAGAACTATGACCATCACTGTGCGGGCCATGAAGGCCATGAAGGCCATCAAGCCATGAGCAGTCGCCAGCCTCCAACGCTTTCAACGTCGCCGGCCATGCGCCGCATGGTCGATGTTCTGCGTGCCGCTGATTGCACTCAAGCCGAGATTGTCGAGCGCGCCCACGTGGCCATGACGACACTGCAAAAAGGCGGCTACATGAAGGCAATGCTGGCGATGGAAATCTGCCACATCTGCGACTGGAATCCTCCGCGCGTCTCGGGTCATTGGGCGCCAGTCTATCGCTACGGCAAGGGGGTAAACGTACCACACCCTCCCGCAGCGGGGAATCTTGAATACTCTCGCCGCTGGCATCGAAATCATCCGAACTACGTCCCACCAAGCCGGCCCAAAAAGCCGAAGCCCGCCGGAGACCTGCTGTCCGAAGCCGAATTGAAGCGGGTTCGCCGGCAAGCTGCGAAGCTGACTCCGGCAATATTTACGATGGCGGGACAATTGGGCTTGACAACCAGGCCATGAACGCAAAGCGAATCGTCATCCATTACCTCCGCGAGAATGGTTTCGATGGTCTGTGCATGGATGGCTGCGGTTGCGGCATTGGCGACTTTATGCCGTGCGGCGAATTCGGATCGGAATGCATACCTGCATACGTCCGCATGGGCAGAGAAGATGAAGAATTTCCGGGCGAACCGTACTACGAATCTACCAAGCCAACAACATAATCCCGGCCCTGCCGGTAGGAGGAACACTGAAATGAATGACGATGGCGGGGTCGAGTGGTGGCAAACCCAAGGACAACAGGAGGAATTTGAACATGAATGATCCGAAAGCGGGGCTTGCGCTACTTCGCCAGCCTTTTGACCCGAAGCTAATCAGCCGGCTACCGAAGCCGACCAAGGCGCAGACTGATGCCGTCAAAGCGGATTACAAGGCCGGCGTCCGTTGTGAAATCTGTGGGACATGGCATCACCCGAAAGTTGTCCACCTGGATTACGTCGGCCATGCTGTATTGACCGACCGTCTTCTGGACGCTGATCCAGAGTGGAATTGGGAACCCGCCAAAACCAACGACGACGGCACTCCAGTACTCGACAAGGACGGCGGAATGTGGATTAAGCTCACTGTCTGCGGTGTAACCAGACTTGGATACGGGGACGCCGAAGGGAAAACCGGCCCATCCGCCACAAAGGAACGGATCGGCGACGCCCTGCGGAATGCTGCGATGCGATTCGGGGCCGCGCTCGATCTGTGGAGCAAGGTCGATATTCACTTTGATGAACACGATGACGATGGCAAGGACGCCGTAGCGAAGAAAGCTGCCGAGGAAGCAGCAGCCAAAGCGAAAGCCGCCGAAGATGCCAAGAACAAGAAGGCCAAACCCTGGCCCGCCGACAAGTTCGCCGCCACCATTAAGAAACACGCGCCAACGGTCGCCAGCGGGGCCAAGACGGTCGAAGACCTACTGGCATGGATGAAGACGAAAGCGCCGCTCACAGCCGAGCAGGAAGACGCTGTGCTGGCCCTGCGCCCGGTATCTGCGGATGGTGAAGTAATGACCGCCGCCGAGATTGCCGCTGCGCTGGAGCTTGAAAAGAAGGAGGCCGGACAATAATGGTCTCAAACGTCGAGCCAAAGGCAGGTGATTCGTTCATTGACGTGTCTGGAACCACCCTGCGGGTAACTAGGCGCGTTCACTGCGGCAAGACTTGCGGTGATGGATACTTGCATATTGTTCAACCTTCCAGCGTGGACGAGGGCGCGTTCTCGCCAGCACAAGACATAACAATATATTTACGCACCGCGGCAATGGCAAAATTGCTCGCACTAGCTTTTACTGAGTTTGCTGCCGCCATCGAAGGAGATGCATGAAAATGAAGCCGATCAACCTCGTACCCGGCTCGCCGGAATGGATCAAGTCGCGCAGCGCATCGAAAGCTCCGGCAGTCATGGGCGCCAGCAAGTACCAGTCTCGCAGCGATCTGCTGAAAGTGATGGCAACGGGCATCACCAAGGACGTCGACGCGGCCACTCAAGCGCGATTCGACGCCGGCCATGCCAGCGAAGCCGCGGCGCGTGAGATTGCCGAGGACATTGTTTGTGATGGCCTGTCGCCGGTCTGCGGGGAATCGGACGACGGATACCTGACGGCGAGCTTCGACGGCTTGACGTTCGACGGGCGTATCGGCTACGAGCATAAGCTGTGGAACGAAAGTCTTGCCACCGCCGTCAGCACCAACGATCTGCCTGAAGAATATAAGTGGCAGATGGATCAGCATATTCTCGTCGGCGGGCTGGAATACGTCCTGTTCATGGTTTCTGATGGCACCCGCGAGAAGTGCGTTTCGATGGAGTACCGCTCGACGTCGGAACGCGCCGCTGCGCTGATTGCGGCGTGGAGGATGTTCGACGCCGACCTCGCCGCCTACCAGCACACCGAAGCCGCGCCGGAAGTAGTCGCCGCGCCGCAGATGGCGCTGCCCGCCCTGTCGATTCAGGTCAGCGGATCAATCAGTCTGATCGACAATCTCGAAATATTCGGTGCGAAGCTGGGCGCATTCATTGCCGGCCTTCCCGAAAATCCAGCCACAGATCAGGAATTCGCCGACGCCGACGCCGCAGTCAAGACGCTCAAGACCGCCGAGGAAGCCCTGGACGCCGCCGAGTCCTCTGCGCTGGCGCAAACGGCAAGCATTGACCAGATGCGCCGCACCGTGGGCTTGTACCGCGATCAGGCACGCACTGCAAGGCTGATGCTCGACAAGCTAGTCAAGGCCCGGAAGGAAAGTATCCGGGTCGAGATCGTGCTTGAAGCCAGCACAAAACTGGCGGAGCATATCGCCGACCTGAACAAGCGCATCGGCAAACCCTACATGCCGGCGGCGCACGGTGATTTTTCAGGCGCCATCAAGGGCATGAAGAAAGTTTTGACTTTGCGCGACGCCTGTGATGCAGAGTTGGCGCGATGCAAGATCGAAGCCAACGTCATCGCCGACAAGATCAGCATCAACCTTGCGAGTTTGCGCGAACTTGCCGCAGATCACGCTTTCCTCTTTGCTGACACGCAAGCCCTCGTTACCGGGAAGGCGAACGACGATCTGGTGTTGCTCATCAAGAGCCGGATCAGCGACCACAAGGCCACCGAGGCGAAGAAACTGGAGGCCATAAAAGAGTCGGCGCGGATCGAGGCAGAAAAGAATGCAGAGGCAAAAATCAAGGCCGAGCAGGAGAGTCTAGCTGCTGAAGCGTTGGCTTCAGTAAAAGCTGCGTCGCCAATGCTACAGGCGATTATCGAACCTGCACCCCAGCAGACCGCACAACCTGCCCCAGTAGTCGATTCACGGCCCATATCGCCGCCTGTCCGAGATGCGGCCACCAGACCAACCGATTGCCAAATCGTCGAGGTACTCGCCCTACATTACAGAGTACACGAGTCAAAGGTTATCGAGTGGCTTCTGGATATGGACATCGACAAGCAATCCGTGAATCTTGCGGGGGCAATGTGATGACCACAACCAAGGCCACCACCAAGATCAAGGCCGATCAGAAACCCGCACCACAGGATGAACCCGCCGACTTTTAAGGAGGGGAAGAACATGAACAAAGCAAAATACTTTGACAGTGCGTACCCCGGAAGCATGTCGGAGCGCGAAGACGGTAGCTATGTGGAGAAGTCGGACAGCGAAACCCTTGCCAACGCGCTATTGCAAAACCTATACGCGGCACAGCGCGAGGCCGAAGACTGGAAAGATGCGGCGATACAGCTTGAAAAGCGGCTGAAGGATATTGGCGACTTTGCCCATGACCGAAGCAAAGGCCCGGCAATCGAGGATGATCTTTGGGAAGTACGGCGAATGGCATACGGCCTATGACGCCGAACGTAGAGCTAACCGGCTCACGGGCGGCCTTATCGCCCGTGAGCCCAGAGAGCGAAGCGAACGAGGTTGAGCGCCGGGTTGGAGGTAACGGGCCATGACACTGGACGAATACCTCACGGAATGCGAGCTGCCAGAGAACCTCATGCCGTACCGCCGGGCGTTGATGTCCTTAGCTTGTGAAGCGCGGCGATGTGCTCTTGTGTCTTCTCGCTCGTGCACAGATGGCGAAGCAGCCCAATGGTGCCGGCAGCAGCCACTCGCGATGCTTGAGCATGGCGTTGCTGGTGCATTGCTAGGATGTCGTCAATGGCTTTCGCGTTTGCTACGCCAGTCATTACCACGACATCTATCAATGTTCTGGCGATGTCTATCAACGCGACTTCGGTTTCAGAAGGCTGCGGCGGAATTGGAAATTCACTCATGTGTAGTTACCTCCAACGACAGAGTGGAGGGGCGCGACGCAGCCTTATCGCGGCGCGTCCCTTCGCACGACGGGTTGTGCGGCAACGTAACTACGGAGAACGAATGAATGAGTTGGCTCTTTTCGCAGGCGCTGGTATAATGAAGCCGCTTATTCGGGAGGCTTCATGGAAACCAAGCGGTGCAGCAAATGCGGTAACGATCTACCGCTATCTGCGTTTTACCAGCGCACAGGCGCAAAATCGCACCACTCAGCTTGCAAGGTGTGCGAGCGCGCAATGGCAAAGGATTGGTACGAGCGCAACAAGGACAAGGCAACAGCCAAGGTCAAGGAGTGGCGGCAACAGAATAGCGATGCCGTCAAGCAGTACCGGGCCGACAACAGGCAGAAGCACTACCGGCAAGAGCTTGGCAGGAAATACGGCGTTGAGCCATCTTGGTTCGACGAGCAGTTACAGCGCCAAGGCAATGCGTGCGTGTGCTGCAAGCGCCAATTCCAGTGGGGCGGCAAGCAAACCACGCCGCATGTTGATCACTGCCACAACACCAAAGCGATTCGCGGAATTCTCTGTAACCGATGCAACACCGTTCTTGGCTTGTGCGAAGACGACGACAAGTTGCTTTCGGCTTTGGCGAGGTATCTGAGGAAATGTCATGGCTGATAAGTCGGGCGCTGATGGAGGATTACGCGAACTCGCGCTCTTCGCTGGGGCTGGTGGCGGAATACTCGGGGGCAAGCTGCTCGGGTGGCGAACCGTTTGCGCTGTTGAGCGTGATGGATACGCCGCACAAGTTCTGGCACAGCGGCAAAACGATGGATGCCTTGAGCCTTTCCCGATTTGGGCTGACGTGTGCAGTTTTGACGGAAAGCCTTGGGCTGGAATTGTTGACGTTGTTTCGGGCGGCTTTCCGTGCCAAGACATCAGCAGCGCGGGGAAAGGCGCAGGACTCGACGGCGAACGCTCTGGCCTCTGGCGCGAAATGGCCCGGATCATTGGCGAGGTTCGACCGCGATTCGTTTTCGTGGAGAACTCCCCAATGCTCACTCTTCGAGGACTCGGAGCCGTGCTTGGAGACTTGGCCGCGATGGGGTTTGATGCACGGTGGGGAGTGCTGGGAGCTTCCGCCATTGGCGCACCGCACCGAAGAGAGCGAATCTGGATTGTTGCCTACGCTGACCCTGATTTCGTGCGAGCACCCTGGACGTTTCAAGCGCAAAGACGGGCAACAGACCTGCATAAGCATGGAGTTGGCGAAGCGGGACAACTGGGAAGCTGGTGGGAAGTACAACCCGAACCATGCAGCGTGGTTTATGGCATGGCCGGAGTGGTGGACAGACTTAGGCCATTCGGCAACGGACAAGTACCGTCTGTGGCGGCAACGGCATGGCGGATTTTGACGCACAACGTAGAGCTAACCGGCTCCGGGCAGGTTCATCGCCCGGAGTCCAGCGACCGAAGGGAGCGAGGTTGAGCGCCGGGTTAGGGCGCCACCGGGAAAACAGACCAGCGGCGCTTAGAAAAAAGAGGGAACGAATGCTTACGATAGAGCGAGGGAAGGCGCTAGACAACGAGATCATGAGGGCGATGGCAATCCCGATCCGCACAGAACAAATGCTGCACGGTAAAGGGCTGATTGTTGTGCAGTGGATTGCGGAGGACCCAACGGTAGCCGGGTATGAGTTCTTGGCTGAGTACATTGCTATGCGAATAAAGGCCATGCGCTCTAACGTGTAGGTGAGGCGCGGCCCCACCGCGGAAGGAGAAACGAAGTGACAACGACAAAGACACCGCAGGACGCAAACGAAGGCACGATAGGGGCCGTCGCCTCGACCGCCGGGTTGGGGGTACCGACCACTTGCAGAGATGCGTTCGTTGCGATGGTGAGGGACGAGAATTTCTACCGCGAGGCGTGGTCAAGATGGTCGCTGAAGGCACACTGGACAGGTGCAGTAGGCGGGTTTGCCGACGAAATGTTGCAAAAGCGGTGGAAGGATTTTCAGGCTGGATGGTGCGCATGCACCCCCAACGCAAAAGTCAGCGGTGGCGGAACGCCGTCCGCTGGACTGCCGGGTTCGACCACTGCACCGACGAAGGATAGAACTGAAATGCCGAAATGTGGAGGTCGTGAATACTGCACGCGGATGCCTTTTTGCGGCTGTGGCGGTCCGACCGAGGAAGAGATAGACGAAGACGCGCTGGAGCGCTTCACGAAGGCGATGCGCGTAAAACTGGCGGCGTCCAGAGCCAAGGGGCGGCACGGATGGCACAACCCAGATGTTTGCAGCGTCGAGGATTTGGCGCGAATGTTTTTCGATCATGTTGCAAAGGGCGATCTGGTCGACATAGCAAACTTTGCGATGTTTCTTCATCAGCGCAAGGGCCGCCCGGAGACTTGGCGGCTCACTCACCCCGACACATGGGGTGAGGGGTCGAACGTAGAGCTAACCGGCGCTGCGCGCCACGAAAGGGAGTAAGAGCGATGACGATTGAGAAACCACAAGATTCAGTAGCGCCTACGGGCGCAGCGTCCGCGTTGAGCGCCGGGTTGGGGGTCCGAACCATGAAGAAGGAAAGCGACATGACTGTGTTTGTTGGTGGCATTACTTGGGTAGACCAAGCGTGGCCCGAAGCTCTGCCAGAAGACCCTCGATTGAGGCTTCGTATTCTTGCTGGAAGGCTCCGAGTTCACTTGGGTCTATGCCTAGGAATACTTTCGGCGCCGTTGGCAATTTCGGCAGCCATGCTTCTTGAAGTTCTGCGAGCACTTGTTCGGGCGGTGACGAGGAACGGCGAATTACTGTGGCTAGAGCGGTTAGCAGTAGCGTTCGCTGGGCGTTCATTTGGCCCACGGTTTTGTGTCGGGACTCTTCAAGACGCCGGACACGATCTTCAAGGGAAGGCTGATTCATCTAAGACCCCCAACGTTCAAGATAACCGGGCTTCGCGGCCTTATCGCGAAGCTCCGGTTGATCGCAGGGTTGGGGGTCAGCGGTCATGATCAAGGCGCTTTCTTTGTGGCTGGACCGGAAGATGGGACTACCGCCTGGGTGGGGGGTGCCGATTGTGCTGTGGGGGTTTGCGGTTGCGATGCAGTGGCTGGCGATTTTCCTTCAGGCGTTTTATCTGCCTTGGCTGCAAACCATACTTGCGCCCCTGTACCGATAAGCGAGGCAACCGTGAGAACGACAACAAGTTTTTGCAGTTTCGTGTTGCTCTCGTTCAGGTTGGTGATGTGGTCGTGAAGCTCCGTAACGTGACCTTGGAGAGTTTCAATGTGCGCACGTAGTAGATGGGTTCGGACTGTCTCGCAGATTTGCGGGAACTGGGAGGCGCCAAAATGTGAAGATGCTTGCGGGCGGCAAATGATCGCTGCGAAGTGCTCAAGGCGAGCTATCGGAAAGCGCGCGATTGCGCCGGAGTTAATGCTCTCTCTCACGTCGTCAAGATCATCTGAGATGCTCATTACTGAGACCCCCAACGTGAAGTAGACCCCCTAAAAAACGGCGAACTGCACCCAGTAGGTGTCTAATCTGGTAATGGATCGGTCAATTCCGGGTTATCGTCTAAATTGCTTGGATGCCCGCCGCGCGCAAGCACCACGGCTTTGTGGACAATTCCGGCAAGGAATCCGCCTCGCCGCTTGGCGACCATATCGCGCAACAGCTTGTGGAACTGCGGAGCAAATGTGTCGTAATCAAGCAACCCTGTGCGGGTCATTTGGCAAAAAGCATCGTGTGGGCAGGAGCACGCCGGGGGCACCACCCATTCAGGGCAAAGTGTCGCCCCGTCCCACGCATAACCGGATTCAATGATGAGCGTTCCATCTTCGCACAGCGTGAAAAATTCCTGCGAAATGATGTGCGGGGGAATAATCCCGGTGGCTAGCGCCTCTTTCCTTGATGCTTGGTATAAGTAGCCTTCGCGGTAGTGGATCATGCCAGCACCTTCTTAGCGCGTTCCCAGAAATCCAAGCGGTCAGCCATTCCGTTTGTGCCGCCGTTGATCCGCTTGGTGATCCGCTCGAAATTCCCGGCATCAGCCAGTTCGTTGAGGCCGTGCGATTGCCAGAACCACGCCGCCGACCGGCACGCAGCAGCGGGAAGCTCCAACACTTCCGGGTTACTGATCAGGTGATCAGGGTCGCCGTACAGAGCCAGCGAACACTTAGTCATATTGGCGCGGCCCGTGATCTGGATTAGGCCGCGCCCTTTGAATCGCGGCCCATCTCCCAATTCGATATTGCCTAGATCCTCTCGCCCCTCATAGGCCGCGCCGCTGGCAAGCTCCTTCGTGTAGCGCAGGCTGCCGGATTCGTGCGCCACCTGGGCGAGAAATGCCGCTATGCGTTCCGGGGTGTTGATCTGGAATTCGGCCATCGCCGCGTTCAGCGGATCGAGGTAAACCGCTGCGCGAGACATGGCGAACGGAATAATTGCGCGAAGCTGATCTAAGTCAATCATAATTTATTCCAATTCATACTGACAGTATTGTTTAATGGAAGACGTCATGATGGATGGACTGATGAGCAGGCCGCAACCATTCCAAAAGGCGGTAGGCGGTAGGGCTTGAGGCGCAGCCCTTCGTCGCGGAGCAGGTCTTCTTTCAGTTCGGCAATCATCCCGAAGCCTGCATCTTCAGCCAAGTCCACACAGCCATCACTACGGCAACCAACGGCGCCGCCCATAGCACGAATGACCGCAGACCCTTGGCTCCTTTGACCAGTCCGACAAGCTCCTGCGTGTTCTCCGCGATGGTTTTCGTCAGCTTCGTATTTTCGGCAATGGAAACCTCGAATCGGGCATGATCTTCAAAGTGTTTTTTTAGATCGTTTTCCAGCATGTTCAGCCTTTCATGTGCATATTTTATTTGAGCTTCCATTGTTGTTCCCTTCTCGCTAAAGTAGAAACCCACGACTCTGCATGAACTCTACTGGGTGTTTATTTTGTTTTTGGAGATTGCATAGCTTCCTTAAAAGTTGCACATTCCAATCGTTATTCTTTCCTCCCAGAGAAATCGGCATGATGTGGTCTAAGTGATAATCATCACCAAGCGGAATGCCGCAACAGGCGCATTTTCCTTTTTGAAGAGCGAATAGCTTTTTAATGATTCCGATAGATAAGTAACCGCCATTTGCTCTCTTTTTTGCCATATACCTCTTACACGATTCTCGCCCTACTTGTCTATTGCCCTTATACCAGTTGGATCGGTATTTATTGCACCAATCGTGGTTACGATCACGCCAATCTTTCCTTATGGCTTTTAACTTCTCCTGGTTGTTATTCCTCCATGCTGCATTTGCTGCATTCATGCATTCCTTGCACCAAGTTTTTAGGCCATCAGGCATCTTGGCGTGCCTAGAAAACGATTCTTCATTTTTAACAAGACTGCACTTTGCGCAAGTTTTCATGTTGTTTCTCGCCTATGTTGGCGGGATGCCGTTAAACCTTGATTTCT